CTATATCTTTATCGTCTTCGTCTTTACCTTCTAATAATAATATCTCATTATGTAAAGTATCTGTAAACTTTTTCAGTTCTTTTAGAGAAGACTCTACTTTTGACATTTGTATTTTGTTCTCATATAGTTTATCTGATATACCATTAAACTCCGTAATCTTGCCTTCTACTTTAGCTAGTTCAACTACTAAATCTTTCATACCTTGATTTAGTGTGACCACTTTTGATCTTTCTTTTTTTACTTTTTCGTCTCTAAATGTTTCTTCAATTTTTTGTGTACAAGTCGGACAACTATCATTTTGTTCAAAAAAGTCTAAACTCTTTTTATGTGTTTCTAAATTTTGTTCTATCTTTGTTTCTAGTTTTTCTAATTGTTTTAGTTTAGATTCGTATTGTGGTCTTTCAGTTGTACTAGATTCAAGTTGTTTGTATTCTTCTTCAAGTCTTTCTACTTTTCTTAAATATGATTCAGTGGCGTCTTTATTTTCTTGTAGTTTTTGTTTTTTAATATCAATATCGCCTGTACTTCTATTCTTTAAATCATTAAAGTGTTTTGTTTGTAGTTCGTGTTTTGATTCTATTAGATCACATTGGTGTCTAGCTTCTACAATCTGTTTACCTAAATCAGTTTGTTGATTTCTTGTAAGTATATCCATGTGAGTCAATACTCTTATGTCTAATATTTCTTCAACAACCTCTCGTCTATGTCTTGGTCTCATCTGCATAAATGGTTGATAAGATGATGAGCCTAGAACAGCAATCTGTTTAAACGCTCTATAATTTAATCTTAATATTTGATCTTCTAAAACTTTTTGATAATCTACACTAGAGGCATCTTGGTTTTGTAATACACCATCACAATAGATTTCAAATATCGTAGGTTTGATAGCTCTTATTACTTTAAAGTTTTTTGTACCTATTTGAAACTCTAACTCTACTCTGGTGTCGCCATTGTTTATAGTGTTTATTATCTGTTCTTTTTTAATTAGTCTAAATGGTCTATTAAATAACGCAAAGGTTAGTGCGTCTAACATAGTTGATTTACCAGAGCCATTAGCACCAATCATCAAAGTCATTTGTGACTTGTTTAGTTCTATTTCAACAAAGTTGTTTCCTGTAGATAGAAAGTTCTTCCATCTAATTTTCTTAAAAATAATCATATGATAATTTATCTTTGTTTATAATTCTCATATTTCCTGACACGCTTACTCTAGTTATATTAGACTTAAACGGACAGACCCAATGTTGTAATAATGCTGGAAACATAAAAAAGTCACCTGGTTTTGGTTCCACAATTGTTCCTGTTGTTGCCCAACGAGGTCTTGCTTGAGTTGTATATTCAAACATTAACATACCTGGTTTAGCTGAAGTTCCTACATAATTTCTTTGTTCTTCTATTAGTTTTTTTGGTACATCTAAAAATAAAACAAATGAATAATCACCACCATGTGTATGTGCTGGATTAAAGTCACCAGACTTCATATAGTTTACCCATAGATCATCAAAAGATAATTCTACTGGTAAATTTTCTATGCCGTGATATTTACAATGTCCATCTCTATATGCATTTATGATTGGGTGTATTTCTTTATAAAACCAATTTTGTACCTTTGTTGGATACAAATATTGATGATCTAAATGACCTGCCAATTTATCATTATAACTTTCTTTGGCTTTTTCACCCTCTATTTTTAATTTTTTTATAATATAATCAGGCATCTTTGTTCTCATAACATAAGGACCCCAATTCATATGGCCATAATCTACTTGTTTTATTTTACTCATCTTTCACTTGCTTCAGTATATAAATCCTTCATAACTTCTTTAAGTTTATTTTTATCCAAATCACTATCTATTTGTTCTACATAGTTGCCTAAAAATGTAAGTGTGTCTTCGCCTTGTTCTAATACGTTATCTTTTACAGATGCTGTTATATCTGTATTTAAATCTTCTATTATATTAACTTCGTGTGTATCTACAGTATTATGTAGCCTATCAATTAAATTATTAAACATTTCTTCATTTGTTTTATTTGTGACAAATACTTTTATAAAACATTCTTTAAAATGTGATAAGTCCATATTTACATAATCATTTTCTTTATCATTATAAATTAGTTTCTTATGTATTCTAATTGGATTAGGTACTCTAGTTAATTCTCTTGTTTCTGTATCCAGTATATGAAACCCTTTTGGACACTTGTAATCTGACCAAGTAATTTCATATTGAGAGCCAAGATAATATACTTGACCATCATCAGATTTTTTATGAAAGTGACCAGATATTACTTTTTCAAATCTACGAAACATAGACTTATCTAATCCTTGCATATTAACATGACCCGCATTCATTTCAAAACCTTTTATTTCTAAATGACCTAAAGCTATTTGTGCATTACTATTCTCTATTTCATTAATAGAGTGTTCATAATTATCATCACATATCCATGGTATTAAACAAATATCGGTGCCGCCAAAATTTTTTGTTACAGCCTTATCATAAATCCAAGGCTCTTTTATACCATCATATGTTGTACATAATTCTTTAATCGCATTTACTTCATTTGTGTTTTTATAATAAGTGTCATGGTTACCCAATATAATATGAGTATCAATACCTTCTTTATACAATCTATGCATAAAGTCTTCTCTAAATGTATGTGCTGTTTTAAAGTTAATAAACTTTCTTCTATCTACTACGTCACCTAAGTGTACAAGGGTTGTTATGTTATTCTCTTTAAGATATGGAAAAAATATCTCATTATAGAATTTCATAAAATAATCCAAAAATGCTGGACTATCGTTCCTCGCACCAAAGTGCGTATCATTTAACAAAGCTATTTTCATATTTTAGTGAAATAATTTAGATGTAGATTTTCTTACTCTAGTTTTCTTTTTCTTTTTTTCTACTTTTTTAGGTTGAGTATCTTCCATTTTTAAGTTCTTTTGTAAGAAATCTCTAAATTGATTTTTAAATTCTACATCATCACCTGGTTGTAAAGCCACATCATCATAATTACTATCCATAATAAGTTTGTGTTTAATTGTTGTTTGTTTTTTTTCTTTTTGTATTCTTCTTATAAATGCGTAATAGATGATTTGTGTAAAATAAGCAAAAGGGTTATTAGACTTAGCAGGATTGAAATTGTCCAAATACTGTAGACAGTTTTCAATACCATCACTAATCATATCGTCTCTAAATGTATAATTTATAAAATTAGGTCTATACGATAGATGATTTGCTATCTTTAAAAAACAACTACCAATATAATTAGTAACTGGTGGTTTGTCTTTCTTTTCTCTTTTTGCTTTACCTACACTTTTTCTATAGGCTTTCATCGCCTCTAAAAATTCTTTGTTATTAACGTAATGTTCTTTTTTTGCTGCCATGATTATAATATACTAGGTTTTGTTGATTTTGTCAATGTTAATACGGTCATAACTTGTATTAAAAGATACAACTGTTTTTCTTTGATTTGTTTTGTTTATTTTAGACCTATGAAATATATAAGCCGGAAAAGATAAAATATCACCTTCTTCTATTTCAATGTCTTCTTCTCCTAATATCTCAGTTTTTAAACTTGTATCAGGTAATTCCACATAGTAAATATTAGTGTATTGACAGGCAGCGTGTGTGTGCCATTCGTGTACATCATCTTGTTCATATTGTTGGAACCATATATTATGTAGTATTAAATTAACTGCTAATCTATCATCTAATAGATTGTTTTGTACTTGATTTAATACATTGTCTTTAAAATAGTGTATCCATTCCCTATTAAGGTCATTATTATTAGACCAATCAGTATTTGTTATATTACTAATTTTATCATCAAGTTTATTAAATCCTTGTGAAAAATAGTTTAATAACACTGCTTTATGTTTGTTATGATCTGCTATTTTATTTACAAAAATGTTTGGACTCAGGGTTGACTTTTTCATAATTTTATCGTATAATGAGCTTGTAGAGCGATGACAGAGGATAGAGTCTATTAGTGTACAGTCTTCTTAGGAATGAATTCATCATCATCAAAATCCTCAAATATCTCATTAACTCTATCATTATCATCATCACTCAATCTTTCTCTTTTAAATACGGCTGGCTTCTCTTTTTGCGCCAGGGGTTCCGAGTTACCATAACTTAACATCATATGGTTATAACTTTTAGTCATATCAAGGTTAGCATTTACAATGGTCATTATCTTATCTTTTGGGATAGTTAAAACAAAATCTTTTGTATAGGGGCTCCACTTGATAAGAGCTACATAATCTTTTAACCCAGTTGCAGTAAACTGTGGAATATATTTAACCTGTAATGGTTTTGAAAGTCTTAACAAAGGAGACTTATCACCTAGTTGTTCTGCTGGTAATGTACAAACTATATCATCACCATTGATTAACTTAATAATCTTAATCGGATTTGGTTGTGTCTTTTCTACCATTTATTAACTCCACGTTATGAATTTCGTAATTAAAGTCTTCACCATTGTATATATTTATTCTTTCTTTAAAGTGTTGAAGTGTATAATTTTCTTTACCATTATAAGATATATCATCTGCTATATCATATAAAGTGGCTGCGCTATTATTATCTTTTAATCTTAATCCTCTACCAATAGATTGTAAGTTTCTTATCCTAGATTTAGAAGGACTAGCAAAAATAATGTTATGCAAGTTCCGTATATTAATCCCCGTAGAGAAAGTCCCATAGGAAGCCACGATAATGGCGTTGTCAGATTTTTCTGTGATCTCTCTAATCTTTTCTCGCTGTTCAGCGTCAACTCCTCCATAGACGTAGAAGACTTGTTTGTCTGTTGCTCGTTCTCGTATAGTTTCATATAAGTTCTTTCCATGTTTTTCTACATATTGAAATAAACATAGGGTATTCCCATTTAGCGAAGTCGCCAAGTTTCTTATATATTTATTTCTCTTTTCATTAGACACCAAGTAATCCATTTCTTCTTGGTATGTTTTGTCTTTTAAAAAATGTCTAGCAGTTTGATCGTGTTGTAATATTAAACACATAATTTTTAACTCAGCAAGTTTACCTGTTTCCATTAACTCACTAGTAGATACCACTTTATTTACAGGACCAAACAATCCTTCTAATACCAATTTATGTGTTTTACTACCATCTAAAGTTCCTGTCAAACCAACTCTGTATTTGGTCTTTTCTAATTTTGTCATTAATTTTGTGAGCGACACAGCTTTAAACAGATGAGCTTCATCACCTATAATCATACCAAATTGACTAAACCATTTCTTTGGTAATTGATATACTGATTGCCAAGTAGATATAATAACTCTTTTATTAGTTTCTTTTTCATGGCCAGAGTATATTCTATGTACATTTCTTTCACTGTTATAACCATAATCTTTAAAGTCTTTGAATAACTGCTCTACAAGCGATGTAGTGGGCACTATAACAAGGATTTTATCTTCTTTAGTATCTTTCAGTCGTAATAA